CTTGTGAATCGCCTGCTTTTACTCCGCCAATAGGATCGTTGTCTCTTTCTTTGCGAGCAACTTCTAATTCTTTTAATAGGTCCATAACTCTGTTGTCGCCAACATGTGTTTGTGCTTGTGGATCTGCTTGTTCCATTTCTTCTTTTTCTAGCTTGACTTCGTAAGTTTCCGGCTCTTTTGTATCCTGTAGTTCGATGCTTGGATCGTTTGGTGTTCTTACAATAATGTGTGAACGATCAACACCACAGCAACTTGATAGATATTCAGCTAGTACTTGTGGAGTTGTAGGATAATTTACAGCAACATCGTAATATGTTACTTCTGTATTTTGGTGTTGTGGAAAATCTAACGGACGTTCTTGGATAGGTGTTTTCTTACCTGCGCCCATAGATGCTACACTGTACTTTTGTAGCGCAGTTTCCATAGCATCTGCGAAACCTTCTGGTTCAGAGCAAACGCCAATTTCAAATTCATATGTCTTTTTAGATTCTGCTAGATATTTTTCAAACATGTTATCTTCCTATTATATGTTATTTATCCATACTCTTAAGTTTTTCTAGCAGACTATTGCGGTCTGTAATGATTGCTCCTTCGCCTTGTACAAACGCCCCATCTTCATTTCCGCCTTCTTTGTCTAACTTTTCTTTCTTAAGTTGTAGCTCGATCATTTTTAGTTTTTTATCCATCTTAGCTACTTTAGCATCTAATGATGTTTTTAGCATTCCGCCGGCTACTTCAAATACTCTACCACTGTAACGGCTTTCTACGTTCATACCTAAGTCCATTAGATCTTCATATGCTTCCATTGCCTTGTCAGCAACTTCATTAAGTTCTTTATCTGCCATTTCACCTAAGCCTTTTACAGCTGGTAGTGCAGACGCAATCTTGTCAAATTCAGCAATATCTCGAAGTGTATCACTATTTTGTTCTACTACTTCTTTTGATTGTTTTTTCTCTTTCTTTTTCTCATCCTTGATAATTTCTTTGCTATCAGGTAAGTCAAGAAGTTCTTCTAATTTCTTAGTCATTATATGCTCACTTTATATTATTTATCTTGTGCCTTGATGAAACATATCCTTTTCTGTAATTATTCTAAATTTTAATCCTTTAGATTTACAGTATGCATGTGCGGCACTCCACTTTGCTTGGTTTAAAACAACATGAGCTTTGTTTGATCTACTCCGTCCTGCGTTCTCCATAGTGGTTTGATTGTTAGGTTTTACTTCAATAAGTTCAACCATATTTTTGCCTTTTTTGGTTTTATATTGTATAAAGAAATCTGGCACATATATTGTCATTTTGCCAGTAAATGGATTTTTATAAGGTATTTTTACTGCTTCACTTGCCCAAGTTTGTATGCTAGGATTTTCATCACAAAACTTCATAAACGCAAATTCCCAACTACTCCTGTAAGTTGGCGTCTTACGTCCTACATATTTTTCTGGATGTTTGAGGTTATATTTTCCTTGAGCAAACCTTGACATAGGTTACCCCATTATGTTTCTAGCTTCGATTGGTTTGTTTTCGTTTTTGACACTGAAGCCTAATGCGCTAATTTTTTCTCTATTAAAGTTTACTACCTGGGCTACGGCAAAACTTAACTGTAATTTATCTAAACCTTTTAGCGTATCTAAAAGTTCGAAGACTTTGAACCCATCTATTTTAGCCTGCTGTAATAGTACAGCACCAGTTGATTTTGCCGCTTCAGTTTCAAAACCTCTGCTTTCTAAAAAGCCAATTACAGCATCAACTTCATTACTAGGGAATGACAGTTGTTTTTGATAATATGTATTGAAATATTTTTTTGTATTTGTTTGACTATCTGTAGGTTCTTTTTTTGGTAAGTTTAATTCTATAGTCATCTTAGTTCACCTCTTACTGGATCTGGACCAAGTGCGTTGGCATCTGGTGCTGGTGCGCTTGTTGTGCCACCTCCTGGATTTCTTCCAGATAGAGCAGACGCTCCACCTACAAGTGCAGCCGCTGAAGCAATAGTAGCTAAACTGCCGCCTCCGCCTTTTGGAAATGCTACACCAGCAACACCGCTTACATCAATACCTGCTGTTTGTCCAATAGCATCTAACCCAGCACCAATAAGTTCACCTTTGACTCCGCCAAGGCTAAGTCCACCTGCGTTTTTAACTGTATTAGCGGCTTTTAGTACAGTACCGAAGTTTGCTTTGCCTGAAGTAATATCATCTAATACACCAAATCCGCCAGCAAGTACGCCACCTACTCCTAGTAAACTACTTGCGCCGCCGCCTGCTAAACTATTTGGACTAGGTGTCTTATCATAATGTTCTTGACCAAACCCTTTTGGTGTACTGCCATTGACAGGACCACGGCTGTAGTGAACCGTTTCATATTCTAGTGTCATTTGATTGGTAACTGGATCGCTTACACTATTATCCATAGTATCATGTTGCCAAGCACTAATAATTGGATTAACTAGGGTCATTGTGGTGTAACGTTTGCGTGACATTTGGCTGATCTGTATGCTACTAAAGAATGGCACTGATACATCATTGTCCATGCCATATCTATATTGCTTTTCACTAAATGTGTAATTTGCGGCATATTGAGGCAATACCATATCTGGTGCTCCTGCCGGACTTACACTAGCATAGTTACCATCTCTGTAATAATATCTATAATAGGCTTCCCACATAGCTGTTGTAACACCATAGTTGTCATCATGAAACTGTACTGTAATTGGTGAATAATCAATACGCTTTTGTACAACTTTCTTTTTGTTGTATTGGTGTTTGACATCTGTTTGTATTTGGAATGCTGGTAGTTGAACATTTTTTACAAGCATGCCAATTTCATTTTGATGTTTCTGTGCTAATTGGGGTATAGTTTTAGATGCCTCAGGATTAATTGAAAAACTTACATGAAATAGGAACTTTGGCTTTGGAGCCAAGCGCATATTATCATCAACATATAGTCTAGCCGCATGTTGGAAGTCACCAAGATTACCTTTTGGATTCAATGCTCCTGATGCTACATTATCTAAAAAACCATTTAAAAAGTTTGCCATACAAATATTTATCCTTTTGTATTATGTGGGTAGATAATTCAGTCATAAAAAAAGGGGCCGTAGCCCCTTAATTTAAAGTTTTTTATTAGTATTAGCCTGCGCCGCCACCAGTAATAGCTGTGTTTACAGTTCTACCAATCGCTGTTCCTACGCCTGTGCCTTGTGGTGTTTGGATAGCGTTATCATAACGAATGCTTAGTGTTGTAGTTACAACGTCTGAAGTTGCGTAGTTCAGTGTGTTGTAGTTCGCATTCTGTAGATAACAACCATACAATTCAAATGTTTCTAATACACCTGGAGTGTTAGCACCATTACCACCGTCTAAGATTTCAATACGTGTAACAAATTTGTAGTCTGCGCCTGAAGCTGCACTTGACTGTTCGAAGAAATCGAACTGTTTCTGTAGCTGTTCGCCTACTAGTTTTTGTACGTTGTTTGATACATCTTCACGTAAGTTAATTGTAATTGGTTCCCAAGTATGTTTACCAGCTAGGTAAACTTTTGAGTTGTAAATATCAACAGTCATCTCTTCAAAACTAACATTAGGTCTTGTAATGTCCATAACTTGCTTTGTTAGTTCTGTTGACGGACTTGATACACCAAAGTTTTCCAATGACACTCTAAAGCGGTATTGAAGCTTTGGCATCAACAAACCCTGATTAGAAGCACTTGCGTTGCTATCTAATGGTACTGTTAATTTTGAAAGTGTTGAAATCGCCATTATATACTCCTGTTACTTTTATTTATCAGTTTAAAGTCCTGAAATTTCTCCGGTGTTTTTCAGCCTCAGCGGAATGTAAATAAATTCAACTGCCTTAACTGGCTCAATAGCAATATCAACATAAAGTTCATTTCTGTCAATTCTGCTTGGAGTATTATTAGACTCATCACAAACAACTAGGAAGTCATACAGTGCTCTTTGGCTAACAAGTTCTAGCATTAAGCTATCTACTTGTGCTTTGATTTCATCACGTGTAATCTTATCGTTTGGCTCAAAGATATACGGCTTAGCTAGTTTCTTAAGCTGTGATCTTAGATAAATTACCAAACGTGCTACGTTGATTCTATCTAGTGAACTTGCGTTTCTTGCTCTTGTCTTTTGACCAAAGTTTACAAGTCCAGCACCTGTTAGGAATGTAATTGGGTTTACATTCAGTGAGTACAGTGTATCACGCTGTCCTTCGTTTAGTGCGATTGATTTAAATTCACCTTCTGCGTCAATGAAGCCTGCCGCACTAGCATTAGTAATGCCACCTCTTCTTGTTCCTGCTGGAGCAAACCATGGGAACGATACTGAGTCGCTTAGTGCCAGTGTTCTTAGCATACCGTGACTTGGCGGAACAACAACATTGTTACCTGCGTTGTCACTTGTGAACAAGCTCGGATAGAACACACCAAGGTATTCATCTCTTGTTACTAGTCCATCGTCATTGTCTTCTACAGCTAGTGCTGTGTTACTACCCCAGTTGCTTAGTGTAGTAGCATCTGACTGTAGTCTTACTGGTGAGTCACCTACAACAAATGCTGTTAAACCTCTGTCATAGTTTAGTGAAACCATTTCACCAATTAGCTCTGGATAACCTGGAGTTGCCATAACGTTGAATAGTCTTGATTCATCATCACGGATCTCTTGGTTGCTGTTAACCATTGCTTGTAGTGCTTGAATGATTACCTTACGCTGTGCCTTACGTCCAAAGCTACCAGCGCCATTTGGCTGGTTTGCTGACTCTGTTACCCAACGGTGTGGATAGTAGTTTGTCATGCTTTCATCGTTGTTTCTTTCGTTTTTCTTTGTAGTATCAATTGAGTTACGTACAAATTTCTTAACGTTGAAACCGCTTCTACGTAGGTTCCAAAGTAGCATACCTTTTGGATATAGTGCTGGATCTGGAGCATCTGGATCTAAGTAATCGCTTACTAGCAATTCTTTGATAGTTCCTTTTGGTGCTACAGGGTTTGTTCCGCCTGTACCGCCTGATGTTCCGTAACGTGCGTCAGCAAATAAGATACCATCTTCAGTTGTTTGGTCACCTTCATCTAACGCAATCCACTTTGCTAAGTCCGCATTGTATACATGTACTTGTGGATAGTTTTCTAAATCAGCTGTTGAAATCCAAACATCACCTGTTACTAGTG